CGCCGGGCCCGACTGGGTGTCGTACTCGACGGTGAACTCCGCGTCCTCGACGTGCTCGGCGCGGACCTCATCCCAGGTCAGGGGGCGGAAGTCGTCCATGGCGTTCATCATCCTCTGCTCAGGCGTCCAGCTCGTAGCGCTCGATCAGCGCTTCGGCGAGCAAGCTGCGGAGGGTGGCGCGCCCGGCGGCGCGCATCGAGCGGCGGGTCTTGACCTTGACCGATTTCGGCGCCATCGAGACGCAGTCGATCCGGTAGTGCGCGGCGTGGACGGTCTCGCGGTCGCGGTGAACGGCGATGGCCTGCATGTCTGCCTCCTGGGTGGCGGTTTCCTTGACCACCCAGACACTACCCGTTTGGGTAGTGTCTGTCAACGCCTTCCGCGACGGTGTGCGTTGCGGGCCGGGTTCAGGCCGCCGCCACGCACCCGGGAGCGCTGGCCGGGCGAGAGCGCCCGGATGACATCCTGGTCGGCCTCCTGGCGGGCGTAGGGATTCAGGCCGTGCCGGGCGCCGCCGGTCAGCGACAGCTCGCGCAGCGCGCCCGCCTGCCAGTTCTTCACCTGCTCGCCGAGCGCGGACCAGACGCACTCCATCATCGCCTTGGCCACGTCGTCGTGGATCACGGGACCGGTGTCCTGGTGGACGACCCGGTTGGTGGTCGCGGTGGTCTTGAGCTGGAGGAACTTCAGCTCAAGCAGGGCCGTCTCGTACTCCGGCGCCTCGACCCACCCCTGGTTGATGCTGACCTTGAAGCACTCGGCCACGGTCCAGTTGTGCTGCGCGGTCGCCGTCTGCTCGAAGATGCTGATCGGCTTCGGCGAGCGCTGCTCGCGCACCTTCTGGTTGAGCCGCTGGATCGGCATGGCCGAGTTGTGTTGGTCGAAGGTGAACTCGTCGCACTTGAAGTCCCAGACCCAGTCCCAGAGCCGATCGGTCACGTAGATGTAGTCGATCGTGTTCTCGGGGAACTCCGAAGGCTCCCAGTGGTGGAGGACGTCGAAGACGGCTCGGTAGAAGCCATCCTCGCGCATCTCCCGGTGGCAGATCGCCACGGCGAAGTTGTCGTTGACCTTCGAGGGGTCGGCGTGGCCCTTGTACCAGGTGGTCAGGTTCTTGGCCGCGCTCTGCATCTTCAGCTCGGGCTTGAAGATCGCCTCGACCTTCTTCGGGTCCAGGTAGGCGTCGATGACGGCCTGCCAGTGGCTGCGGCGCTCGACGGCGAAGGTGTCGGGGTTGGCCCGCTCCAGCTTCTCCATCCGCTCGTCGAACTCCTGGATGGCGCCCTTGAGCGGCTGGAAACGCGGGTGCGGCCGGTCCATGTACTCGTCGAGGTCGCCGAGGAACTCGTCCGGGAACATCGGCAGCAGGTGCGCGTCCTGCCAGTCGTAGTAGATCTCCCAGCTGGCCAGCTGGAGGAACATCATGTACGGGTGCTCGGGATTGCCGTCCTCGTCGGTCTCCTTGCACATCTCCCAGTTCGCGTAGAACTGGCCGATCATCTGCCAGGGGCTCGACGGGTCGATGATGAAGCCGTCCCGCTTGAACTGGTCCAGGGCGGGCGTGGCCGCGCCGTAGACCTCTTCGGCCGAGCGCCCGGCGCCGGAAGCGACCACGTGCGCCATCTCGTCGAAGCCGAGGATCATGGCGGCCGGGCCACGCGCGGACATCAGCGTGGCTTCCTTCGGCTGAATCGTGAACGTCGCGAGGTCCCGGGCGGTGTTGATTCCCCGGTCGCGCTGCTTCTTCATCCGGATGAAGTCGTGGGGCGCGTAGACGGTGAGGTTCTCGCCCAGCGGCCGGGAGATGTACTTCGAGAAGCAGGGCGCGCCCTGGATGACGTTCGCGAGGTCCTTCCACAGGTTCTCGCGCGCCTGCTGCTTCTTGCCCGCGTAGATGAAGACGGCCAGCTGCTTGTCGCGGTCGATGCCGTAGTGCTCCTGCGGGTCGCCCTTGGCCATGAACCGCCACAGCACGTAGGCCATCGCCAGCGCCGAGACGTAGCCCTTCCCGGCGCGGCGGCCGAGCACCAGCAGGACCTCGCGGAAGTAGAAGTAGCCCTGGAGCTTCAGCCCGGCCATCCGCTGGCGGATGTTCGGCACGATGCCGTTGTTTCCGGTGCGGCGGAACGACTCCTCCCACTCGTCGATCACCGCGTGGTCGTAGTCGGTGAGCAGGTCGTTGCGCAGGAAGATGACCTTGATCAGGGTTGCCTGGCGAGGGTAGAGCTGCCCCCGGCCCAGCCATCGCGGGCTGACCACGAAGGTGATCGGGTCAGGCACCGGCAGCCCCGTGAACATCTGGAAGTCCACGGGGCTGAAGGGGGCCGGGGGCGCGGTGGTCATGTCTGGAGGGTCTCCGGGTCCCGGAAGCGCATGTCGTCCGGGAACCGCTCGTTGTAGGTGTCGGTCGACATGCGCTCGCCCGAGGGCCACAGCTCGACCATGTCGCGATCGTCGGTCGACCAGCTGACGAACGCGGGCTCGTTGCCGGTCAGCTTCGCCTTCTGGAGCGCGTAGGTGCGCGCCTTGTCCGGCGAGTCCTCCTCGACGTAGACCTCGGGCAGCTCGCGGTCCGCGAAGCACACGAAGGCGCCGTACATGGTCATCGCTGGATCTCCGATTTCATCTCGGAGGGCTCCACGGCGAAGCCCTCGTCCTTGAGTCCCTTGCTGGCCAGGAACTCGGCCCAGCCCAGCTCGGTGTCGTCGTTGAGCCGGACGCGCCGGACGCCGTCGGCCACATCGAAGGCGATGCCCACGACCTGCTTGCCCGAGCTGGCGAAGGCCTTGGCGACCTTCGCCGCGCGCTCCTGGGCGGCCTCCAGGGTCGCGGCCCGGACCTCGGTGAAGACCAGCTGACCGTTGAACTCGTTGATCGCGCTCGCCTGGACGGTCATGCCAGCTCACCCCGGTACTCCTGCGGCTTGCGCATCAGCTCGCGGTCGTGCCGGTAGATGACGGCCAGGTAAACCCCGCCGATGATCGAGAGCGCCTCCGCGAGCAGGATCGCGGTGGTGATGTACCAGGGCGCCGAGCCCTGGATGATCCCGATCAGCAGGAAGGTGCTCAGGACGAACAGCAGGCCATTCCCGAGAATGGCCCAGACCATCGTGAGGGCGTAGCGCTCGGGGAGAGAGGCGCGAACGGTGGGCATCAGTGGGTGTGTCCCTTCGTGTACTTCTTGACGATCTCGTCCAGGTTGGCGGGCGCGTGGATCTTGCCGGGCCCGTCGTTCTCCAGGCCCAGGATGTTGCCCTGGATCTCGGCGGCCATCTTGTCGTGGTCGAACTCGTGCCGCTCGACCCGCCCGAGCAGCTCGACGTCGAAGGCGTAGCGGCCGACGTCCTCGGTGACCAGCTCCTCGCCAGTGATCGGGTGGTGCCCGTCGACCTGCCCGGTGGACCAGGTCTTCACGTCGACCACCAGGCCGATCCGCTGGAACTCCTCGATGATCCGGTCGACGAGGTCCTGCGGGTTCATCGAGGAGTTGTAGAACCGCTCGCGCAGCTTGTTGAGCAGGTCATTCGCCTTGGCGTACTCGCTGTCGTAGATCATGCCGATGCTGTGGGTCATGCCTGGTCTTCCTCTTCGGTGAACTCGGCGTCGATGGGGTCGGAGCCCCCAGTTCCCTCGATGCGCCGCTGGATGGATTTCAGGACCGGGTCGGTCATCAGCGCGGAGCCGATGACCTCCCAGAGGTCGTCAGGCACCACGCTCCGGACGACCTCGAAGTAGCGAGTCATCGCCTCCGCCCAGATCTCGCCGTCGACCTGGCCGCCGGACGCGGCCTCCATCTCGGCGATGAGCTTGGCCGCCGCCAGCCCGTCCTGGACGCTCGGCCGCAGGTTGCCGGTGACCAGCTCCTCCTGGGCGCGCCGGAGCACCTGCTGGGCGAAGCCGTGCCCATCGACGATCCGGGCCGTCTCCTCGTCATAGTGCTCGCTCAGGTCGCGGGAGCGCTCGTCCAGGATCTGGCGCAGGGCGGCGGCCTCGACCGGCATGTGGCCCTGCTGGAAGTGGTTCCGGATCGACATGAAGCCGACCTTCGGGAAGACCCGGGTCTCGCTGCCCACGGCGTACTCGGTCTCGGAGTAGTGCCGGGCGATCTCGCGGTAGCTGTGCCCGGACAGCAGCCGCTTCTCGATCTCGATGCGGGCCGGGTGCGTGCAGGTGTCGCACTGCGGGACCCGGGCGGCGTCGTACTCCCGGTTGCCGATCTTGACCCGGATCAGCGCGCTGCGGGCCTCCTGGACATCGGCGGACGGCTCAGGCATCGGTGATGTCCAGCCCCGTGCTCGTGCCGCTGGTGCCACTGAAGTGCTTCATAGCGATCGAGTGGTCCTGGCGCGACGCGGTCTGCGCGATGCCGTCCCGGCTGTTGAGCCACGGCTTGGCCCGGTTCAGCGTGCGGTGGAACATGCCGTTGCGGATGGAGGGCTGGGGGAAGCCGGTGACGTTATAGACCTCTTTGGACAGACGATTCTTCTCCTTCCAGGGAGTCAGAATGTCTGACTTCTCCTCGCGTGAGGAGATGCCGCGCAGGTGCCCGAAGATGATCTCGTTGGCCTCCTCCTCCAGCACGAGGTTCGTGCCGTAGCGGACCCGGCCGTCGTAGTTGAGGCCCGAGGTCCGCCGCTGCTCCTCAACCTCCGCCTCCTGGTCCACCAGCTCCCAGTCCACCGAGCCATCGTCCACCGCAGTCATGCCGACCTCCTCGGGTCCTCGGCGAGCCGCGCCAGCCGCGCGTGCTCGTAGTTCACGCAGGCCAGATGGCACTCCACGTAGTGCTCCCAGACCTCACTGCGCAGCCGCACCGTGTAGCCGCCCGGGATGTAACCCCCGTGGGCGACGTACATCACCGCCAGGGGGTGGACATAGAAAAATCCCGAGACAGCGGCTCGGGATTTCAACCTAATGCGGGGGACGATCCCCTCCAGGGCGGGCAGGAAGCGCCAGCAGTCCCCGTCGGTGACCTCGGTGGCCTCCTTGATCCGACCCGCCAGTCGCTGCGTCGACCCCAGTGCTTGCCGATAGTGATCGGACTGCCAGTCCTCGTGCCGGGAGCGGAAGCGCTCCAGGCCTCCGGCGTCGATGAACTCGACCAGCTTGGACAGCCCGAGCGCGGCGTACATGCCGATGGGGTTGGTGCGCGAGACGCCCATCATCTCGGCGGCGTCCTGCTCCTTGATGTCGTTCACGAGGAACAGCGTGATCGCGCGGTACTGCGCCGGAGTCAGCAGCTTGGCGGAGCATTCGTAGAGGTACTCCAGGTCCCAGAGGGACCACGTATTCCCCGAAGGGGTAGTGACTTCCTCGATACCCTCCAGCTCGTAGAGCGAGCGGAATTCCTGGAGGTACCGGAAGAGCTGCCGTAGCTCATTCACCTCTGGCGATGCCTGCGTCGAAGTCACCTAGCCCGAGCCCCTATCGACCCTAGTGGCCCCGCACACACGTCGGGGCGGGAGGCCTAACGGACCTGCCCGCCCCATCGTGACCGACGGTGATCTTCTTTGCAAGAAGGCCGTCCATTTAGGTCACAAGTTCGCATCTAACCCACGTTAATTAGCAACGTGAATGTCCTTGAGTCGTTGGGAAAGCCGCTCCATGGAGCGCACCAGTGCCTCGGCCTTCTTGCTGTAGTAGGTCTGGATCACGGCCAGGTATTGGTCGTCGCGGGCGGCCAGCTTGCCCGCCGCCGCACGAGTCCCCTCGGTGTCCTTCATGCCGGGCTCCAGGTCCCGGAAGCCGCGCGCGTAGGCCTGCTCGAACTCGACCTTCCCGTACATCGACTCCAGCCACGTCTCGGCGGCCTTCTGCTCCCAGAAGACCAGCCGGGTGGTGATCAGGTACAGGAAGCGCTCACGCTCCTTCATGGACAGTCGGCCCCAGTCCTCGATCGGCAGGCCGGAGCCGTCGGTCCGGTACTGCACCAGACCCCTCTCGTCACGCAGCGGCTTGCCGTTGACCATGACCGGGTCGCGGATGACGTCGTACAGCTCGTTGAGCACCCGGTAGACGTCCCCGAAGGTGTTGAGCAGGCGCATGTCCACGACCTGGTGGATCTCCTTGACCCACAGCTGCTGCTCCGGCGCCCACTCCATCTTCGGGCGGCCGACGGCGCCGCGCTGGAACTTGCGCTCGCGTTCCTCGGGCAGCTCGACGTTCAGCTGCTTGTCGACCTCGGCGCGCTCGACCGCCGCCGACTCCTCGGCCGCCGTCTGGCCGCTCATGCGGGTGTTGTTGCTCATCGGGTCTCCAGGATCGGGCGGGTGAAGTGGAGCAGGGCGATCGAGGCCGCGTCCCGCGTCGCCTCGTTCGAGACGAGGTCGAAGTTCTCGATCTCGAAGTCGGCGGCGACCGTCTTGAGCGCGGCGTGGTGCTCAGCCTTGGAAGCGTTGCGGTT